GAAAGAACCAGTAGTGGAAGAACCACCACCACCGCTTACTGTTGTGAACGATAACGACCCACTACCATTGGTAGTTAGAACCTGCCCGTTACTACCATCAGAAAGCGGGAATGTGTATGTGTCGTTGAACCTAATCTTCCTATCAGGACCGATTCTCAATGCTTCTACTGCATTCTCATGTCCTGCTGATTGTCCTGTCTTCAACACTATTCCTGAACCTGAATCGTTAGTCGCTACCGAGTTAGCGATAATCAATGTGTTATTGTCAGTTGAATCATTATGGAAGACATCGGATGAATGTCCAATGGATGAGTGAATTGTAGTACCATCCAACATGAAGTCTATGTATGGTTGGTCTAACTCACCTGAGTTATCTGAATCTGCCCTCAGTGATAATACTGCATCTCCTGCACCTCCACTTACTATCAGTGTGCTACCATCCCAAGTAAGATTTGATTCTGCATTCATGGCATCTGTGCCTGTTGCAGTTACGATTCTGTTGTTTGAGCCGTTGGTCATGAAGTCAGATACGTCTACTGAAATTGCATTTGCTGCTACATCTATACCAGTTCCTGCACCGATGTTGAGTGTAGCAGAACCACTAGTTGCACCACCAGTCAGACCGTTACCCGCTACAACTGCGGTGATATCACCACTACCACCACCCGCAGTTACAGCAACTCCTTGTATAGTAATGGCATTTGCTTCTAGTGTGCCTCTGAAATGTGCATCCTTGAACATTTTGTCAGAACTTCCCAAGTCTACATCATTGTTACTTTGAGGTATTAATCCTCCATCAAACAAATTAATTTGTTGAGTACCGTCTATTGCAAATGTGATTTGGTTATCTGTACCGAAATCAATTGAAGCACCATTAGAAGCATAACCTATCGCTAAACCTGTATTAAAGACAGAAGAAATACCTGTTTGTGCAGCCGTTATTGCTACGTCATTTGCATTAGCAGTTATGCCAGTACCACCAATAACATTGACTGTTACTGCTCCACTACTTCCCCCACCTGTTAATCCAGTACCAGCAGTGACTCCTGTTATGTCTCCTGCTACTCCAACAAGGTCAATCGTACCATCAGAATCCTGATAGGTCGCAGTAATGTTAGTTTCAGTGTTACTAGAGAACATTGCACCTACAATATCTTGAATCGCTTCCGTTGTCGGAACATCACTTGTATATGCAATAGTAGAAGCAGTTCCCCAATTCGTAGCATCTTGGTCTGCTCGGTAGTGATAGATTCTCTTTGTGCTGTTCTTAGCGAATGCCAATAGGTTTGCATCTCCACCTGTATGTCCTGTGAATGAATCTAGCACCAAGGCATCAACGTAGTCACCAGCGTTAGTGGTTGAACCATCCTCTAATCCTGTCTTTGTTGAGAACTTTACTGATAGTTCTCTAATGTCGTTGCCTAGGTCTTCAGGAGCAAAGTCCCTATCATCTACGGCCTTCAGATAAGGAGCATGTAATGTTCTGAAATCCAAGTCGAATGGGTCTGAATCTGAACCCGGAGATATGTCAGTATAGTTGATGCCTACACTTGTATCTCCACTCCTGAACTTAATCTCTTCAGCGTTTGATATAGAGACCTCAGTGCCATCATCATCCTCTAGAACGAATGTCATTTGAGAAGTGATATATCCATAGTTCTCAATCTTCTCCTTGATTGCTTGGGAAGTCATTAGAGAAGTGTCATTGTCGGAGAAAGAAGTATTGATTGAATTAACTGTCGCACCGCTTCCAACTTGTAACTGTTTAACATCTACAACTCCACCAGTGTTGACAACCAGCGTGTCATTCTGTGCCGTACCTTCTATCTTGAATGGATATGTGTCACTACCAGCGAAGTCCTTGACTACTAATGCACCACCATCAGTATAGATGAAGAACTTTCCTTCTGAGTTTTGTATGTTAAGCCCAACACCTCCTGATTGACCCTGATTGCTTGCAGTTATACTTCCCTTCACTTCTAGTTCAGTGGAAGGGTCATCAAGTCCAATTCCGACACTACCACCTTTGAACCATGAGTCTCCACCTGCACTCAATCTTAGGTTTGTATCGTATGTTGCAGGGTTTAAACCAGTATGTGTTCCGTCATATACGTCCCATGCAGTAGCGGTTGAAGTTAGGTTTATCACACCATATTGTGTTTCACCAGCATTACTGCTCCCGCCATAATGGAATTGAATTATTGGCTTTGTTCCATCAGCACCGGAAACGTGATGCCACTTACTGAAACCCCAGTTGAAGTTATATTCGTGTGCAGACATACCACCTCCATCGCCGTTCACTTGGAACATATAGTCAGCAGCATTGTGGTCACTAGTCGCACCATGTCTGAATCTGATTGCTGGCCCTTTAGCAGTGCCACTGTCTGCTACATCCAATTTCAATGTCTCAGCATATGAGAATTGAGTTGCAGATGATGGAGCAAGAGCAGATACTACCTCCAACTGAGATGCAGGACTTGTATTTCCTATACCTACCTTACCTGCATCATTAATGGTCATGAAGGTGTCTCCACCTGTACCAGTGGTATGTCTACCAAACTGAATATACGAGTCAGAGTTGTTGGAATTCGTGTCCATATTCAGACGAATCTTGTCGTATGAGTTGATGGTTAGACTGTCATTGTAATTTCCGTTCTCGGTAGAAGTGATTGAGTGGTTCAGATTTGTTCCGTAGTTATCTGCGTCCCATGTGAAGTATAGACCACTGAAGCGATATAGGTTGCTTCCTACTCCATTTGCCACTCTACCCGATACATCTCCACCGAATCTGACCTCATCATCGGTCTGTGTTCCGAATACTATATCTCCACCTAAGTCTGAGTTTAGTGCAGAGATAACCTCTGCATTACTCAGTTGGGTATCTGAGTTAGTTATTGCTCCTGTTGCTGCACCTAGATATCCCCATTGTGCTGCCGATATTGTTGTAGAACCTATGTTCTCTAACTGTGCTCCCTCTGCTGCTGTTAAGTTGGATATCTCAGTGACCTTGCTTGCTGTTATAGTAGGGATGTGAGATGCTGATAGGTTCGCTGTTATGTTACCAGCAGCAGATAATGCCACTCCTCCTGACGCTGATACCGCTACTGTTCCTGCTGCATCAGGCAATGTGATTGTTCTATCGGCTGTTACAGAACCTGCTAGTAGAGTTACCTCATTGCCATCTGCTTGATTTCCTTCAAATATTACACCATTGCTTGTGCTTACAGTTTCTACATTGTTAGTTGTAGTTGTTCCTGTTACAGTCAAATCTCCTGCTACGGTCATGTCATTGTTTACAGCGATAGTTCCACTGCTAGATGTTCCAAGCGAGTAACTAGCAACATCATTCAGTAGAGCAGTTATCTCAGATGCCGTTTGGTCTGCTGTTGCAGATGCTTCAATGGCGTTTAACTTAGAGTGGTCTGCATCCGTAAATACATTGGAGTTTGTTGCCGACTCAACTAGAGTCCTTATTTCTGCGGCTGTTTGGTCGGCTGTTGCACTAGCCTCGATAGCATTGAGTTTGCTTAGTAGGGTATCTGTTAGATTATTTGTGTCAGATTCATTGAATAGTGCCGTCTTTATCTCCGCTCCTGTTTGGTCGGCAGTAGCACTTGCTTCTATTGCATTCAGTTTCGTATGGTCTGCATCTGTAAAGACATTAGAATCAGATGCTGACTCTACTAGTGTCCTTATTTCAGAAGCAGACTGGTCAGCAGTAGCACTTGTTTCTATTCCATCTAGTTTGTTCTTGAGGGTTGTTGTGAAGTTGTTGTCAGTTTGGCTTGCTACTGAAAGGTCTATGTCTCCTGTTGAGTCTTGGTATGTGACAGTGATTCCACTCTCAGTGTTTGTAGTGGTAAACATTGCTCCTACAATATCCTGTACTTGTTCATTTGACAGTTGAGTATTGGTATCTGTTGTCATATCGTCTACAACGAGGTCAATCGTTCCGTCACCATCTTCGTAGGTAGCACTTATTCTAGTCTCAGTGTTTGAACTAAACATCGCTCCTACAATGTCCTGCACTTGTTCTGTTGAGAGTTGTGTGTTGGTATCCGTTGGTGTCTCCCAAGCAACTCCGCTTCCTGTTGAAGTTAATACCTGTCCGTCACTACCTTGACCACCATTTATCTTGAAGTTCTCAGAATCAACTAAACCAAAGTAAGAATTTTTGAACTTGAGAGATGAAGTTCCTAAATCCACATCGTTATCAACAGGCGGATAAATTGCACCATCTGTAATGTAAATTTGGTCATCACCATTTGCTCTGAGTCTTAATTGATTGGATGAATGCATATAGGTGATTCCGCCAGCAATCTGATTAGAGGAATTATAGAAAAAGATAGCATCGTTATTCACATTTCCATTACTATCCCTTTTGAAATTAAGACGACCATACAAAGAAGAAATATCTATGTCGCCTGTTTCATCAAGTGTTCCTGTTATTGTTGGAGTTGCTATTGTCGGTGAAGTTAGAGTTTTGTTAGTCAAGGTTTGACTACCTGTAAGTGTAGCAACTGTTGAATCAATGGCTAGAGTTATGTTTCCACTTGAACCGCTATTTGCCCCACCAATACCTGTTCCAGTTGTAATTGTCTGATTGTTCTCTCCACCTGCACCTGCTGCTACAAGAGTGAAGCCTCCACTTGTATCATCATAACTTAGTAAATGATTATCAGTAGAAGAGTTTGCAGTATTTGTTGTACTTATTTTGGCTGCTGTAATAGCGTCATCCGCAATCCTTGCAGTTGCAAAAGTTCCCGATGTAATCTTAGATGCTGCTAGGTTTGGTATATCAGAAGCAGATAGATTTGCACTGAATGTCTTACCTGATAGAGAAAGACCCGTTCCAGCAGCCAAATGTTGAGTGACGTTTGATTCAGCGATTCTTGCATCTGCAAAAGTTCCCGAAGTTATTTTGCTTGTAGCAAGACTTGGTATTCTAGCAGTTCCTAATGTCCCACTTGTTATTTTGGAAGACGCTAAGTTTGGTATATCACTTGCTGCAAGCCCATCGTCTAGTATGTTTATTTCTGCTAAGGAAGCGGTAATACCTAGATTTGTCAAGGCATTTCCTTGTTGCGTAGAGGTAAGTCCTTGATTACTAACGTCAACTCTTAATCTGTTTCCTAACGATGTAGCGGTTGTTGTGGAGAAAGAAGCATCGTCACCAAGAGCAGCAGCGAGTTCGTTCAAGGTATTGAGAGCAGATGGTGATGAGTCTATTAGTCCTGCAACTTCGCTATCGACATATGCTTTTATCGACTGTTGACTAGCAGCAGCAGTTGCACTGTTTGAACTCATGTCATTTTGGTCTAGTAGTGTCAATTGTGTGTTAGTGTCAGTTGAGGCAATTGTTATCTCTCCACCACTTTCACTTAGAGATACATTGCTACCCGCAGTGAAAGATAGAACTTCTGTTCCTCCTAGTATGTTTCCGCCAGTCAATCTAACTGTTCTGAAAGTGTTGGTGTCTGCTGTCATGTCGTCAACGACTAAATCTATCGTTCCATCTCCATCTTCGTATGTTGCAGATACCCTAGTCTCAGTGTTGCTTGTGAACATAGCACCGACAATATCCTGCACTTGTTCGGTGGTTAGTTGGGTATCAGAAAGAGAAATAGTACCGTTACTAGAGGGAATAGTAAGGTCACTAATCACATTGTTATCGCTACCAACAAAAGATAGAGTTGCTCCACTTGATGCGGCTGCTCCGGTTGTTACTCTAAGGTTAGTAGTAGTTGCTCCAATTAGTTGAAAACTATTAGAAAGTGTCTTATCTCCTGTGGCGTTCAAGTCTATTGTTCCATCACTATCCTCATATGTTGCTGAAATACCTGTTTCTGTATTAGAGGAAAACATTCCTCCAACTATATCTTGAACGTTTTCAGTAGTGAGAATAGTATCAGTGGTGAATGAAAGGTTGCTCTGCATGTATGATTGTAGTACACTGACATCCATTCTCTTCAATACACCAGCATCGCTTAGAACCAACTCATCAGTAGAAGCAAGCCCACTTGTCAACGCTGATTGTCCTGTGATATCTCCTATCACGAAGTTAGATGCTCCTGAAGAAACAAAGTTCTGTGCTGCTATGTAGTCGAAAACTGCATCACCAGTGACTAGGTTAGCATTACCATCAGCAACTGAGCCAGTTGTTGCGGCTATCGTGGAATCAAATGACAAAGTTCCATCGTCATTGATTGTGATTGTCTTGGTTGCATTATTAGCACCAGTAACTTCTATCTTTGGTTTTGCACTCTCTCCTGTGTTTGGCGTAATTAGAATGTCCTTATCTGAGTTAGCCATTAGTATTCAACCTCCATCTTTCCAACATCCTTTCTCTCACCGTGTATTATGTAGAAACAGTCAACACCCTCGTCTGCTGCATTACCTACGAACACACGATTGTCTTCTATCTTTTCTACATATAACATTTGGAACTCACCATTTGCAGTTAATTGTACTGTGATTGTATCTACATCAACTAGTTCCTTCCAATACTCAGGAAGTTCGATTGATACGCCCATATTGTCACTACCTGTTATTCTACCTCTATGATATACTCCATGCTCCGGTCCTTCAAGAGAACCGTGTTGTAGTGTCTTACCTTCTTGTGTTGGGTGTGGAATAACGAAAGACTTGGTTTGTGCAGCGAATGACCCTTCTACTTGTAGTTTGTATCCGGGGGTTGCTGTACCAATACCAACACGATTGTTAGTGGTATCTATCTTGAACGTGTTAGTATCTACTACTACATCTCCCGATACTGTAAGAGCAGACAGTGTTCCTACACTGGTAATGCCTGATTGTGCAGCATTTACATTCAATGTATCTCCACTAAGAGTTAAACCAGTTCCAGCAGTTAAGTTGGTATCATCTGAGATATCTATTGGGTCTACTGTAATTGCCTGACCACTGATACTCAAGTAGTTTCCACTACCAGTTAGTGTGACGTTTGTTGAGTTATCAGTTCCAGCAGCATCGACTCCTAATGCACTTCTAGCCGCAGATGCTGAAGTAGCCCCAGTTCCTCCCAGTGAGAGAGGCACAGTTCCAGCAGTGATTGCCTGTCCTGATAGACTGAGATAGTTGTTTGATACAGTTGCAAGAGTCACATCTGTTGAGTTATCTGTTCCTGCGACATCCACATTCAAGTTAGTCCTAGCATTAGATTGCTGTGTTCCACTAAGTCCCTGTGAAGCAGTATCTACTCTCAGTCTGTTGCCGAGTGCAGTAGTAACAGTTGAGGAGAAAGTAGCATCGTCATTTATCGCTGCTGCTAGTTCATTGAGTGTGTTCAATGTACCCGGAGCAGAATCAACTAATCCTGCTACTTCACTATCTACATACGCCTTAATTGATTGTTGAGTAGCAAGATGTGTTGCTGAGTTAGAAGCCATATTGTCTTCGTCTTTCACTGGAACTACGAAGTCTATGTTGCCATCAGTATCATCATACGATACGCTGATGAAAGTCTCAGTTCCATCAAGCATACCTCCAACAAAGTCTTCCACTTGTTCTTGAGACAGTTGTGTGTTAGTATCGGTAGAACTGAAATTCAACTTACCATTGGTATCATCGTAAGTTACAGAGATGTTTGTTTCCGTATTACTACTCACCATTGCTCCTACAATATCCTCTACCTGCTCTGTTGACAACTGAGTGTTAGTGTTGGTGGATGCTATTGTTAGAGTTCCACTTGCATCATCATATGTCTTTGTTACATTGCTTCCTGCTACTACTAAACTAGCAACAATATCCTCTATTTCCTCTTGTGTCTTTCCACTGGAAGAGATGGTTAGAGTTCCTGCTGAATCATCGTATGTCTTAGTTATGTTAGTTCCAGCAACAATCACACCGTTAACGAAGTCTTCTACTTGCTCCTGAGTCAGTTGAGTATTGGTGTCAGTGCTTGCAAAGTTTAGTTTTCCACCTGTGTCATCATATGTCACTGAAATATTAGTCTCAGTGTTACTACCTACCATAGCCCCTACTATATCTTGTACTTGTTCTGTTGAGAGTTGCGTATTAGTGTCGGTAGATGCGATTGTAACCGCTCCTCCACTCTCAGATATCGTTATGTTAGAGCCAGCAGTAAAAGCAAGAGTCTCACCGTTTGCTAAGGAGTTTCCACCTGCTGTGACACTTCTAGGTGAGGTTAGGTATGCATCTAAATCACTTATCTGTGACTCAGTGATTGATAATGCTGCTTGGTGTTGAGTTACGCTTCCCTCGGATATCCTTGCATTTGCAAATGTTCCTGAAGTGATTTTACTCGCAGCAAGGCTTGGTATTCTTGCTGTGCCTAACGTACCGCTAGTTATCTTGGAAGCAGCGAGACTCGGTATATCGCTTGCAGATAATCCGTCATCTAGAATGTTTATCTCTGCTAGACTTGCAGTTATTCCTAAGTTTGTTATTGCATTACCTTGCTGTGTAGCAGTTAGTCCCTGACTGTTGGTGTCTACTCTTAGCCTGTTACCTAGTGCTGTTGAAGTAGTCGTAGCAAAGTTAGCGTCATCTCCTAAAGCAGCAGCCAACTCATTTAATGTGTCTAGAGCCGCAGGAGCAGAGGAAATCACTCCTGCCACTTCTGCGTCAACGTATGCTTTTATTGACTGCTGACTGGCTACTTTTGTTGCCGAGTTAGAAGACATGTTATCTTCATCAAGTAAGTCAGAGGAGATTGAGTAGTTGTTAGCACTAGCAGAGATACCATTCAGTTTTGTGTGGTCTGCGTCTGTGAATACATTGGAGTCAGTTGCTGATTCAACTAGTGCTCGTATCTCAGATGAAGTTTGGTCTGCTGTCGCACCAGTCTCAATAGCATTCAACTTGGTATGGTCAGCATTAGTAAATACATTTGAGTCTGATGCAGATTCAACTAATGTTCGTATTTCTGCCGCAGTTTGGTCAGCAGTAGCAGCAGTTTCAATTCCTGCTAGTTTGTCGAACTGGTCATCAGTCATTAACCCATGAACAGATGTTGTTGCATCAGGTATAGTAGCAGTAACTGTTGTACCATCTGTTTTTGTTATGGTTAGCGTATTTCCACTGAATGATGTTGAACTTATTGGTTTACTTACTGAATCGATTGTCAGTCCCAAATTATTCCTTGAAATTGTAATGTCTCCTACACCTTGGATACCAATGCTAGTCACTGAACCATCTATTCCAGCAAGTTCAAGTTTCTTCGCATTTGATGTAGAACCATCAACAGCCCTCAACGTATACTGAGTATCAATAGCATCGAATATCTGAACATCCACATATGACTTTACAGCAGTGGTAGTTGGGATAGATGTGTTATGTCCACCTATATTCACCAAACTTGTGTCTAATCCACTTACATCTGACAAGTCTGAGATGCTTGAAGATGTTGATAGGTAACTACCAGCCGCTTGTTTTGCATTGAGTTGTGTCTGTATAGAAGATGTCACCCCATCTAGATGATTAATCTCAGCAGTAGATACTCCTGTTACCCCATCTAGAATGTTTATCTCTGCGGCAGAAGCAGTTACGCTTAGGTCACTAAGACTCTCTATCTTTGTATTCAAGGCTGCGGTAAGACCAGTTACCTTGCCCTGTGCGATAGCCAACAGTTTGTCATTTGCAATAGAACCAGCCAACTGTGCATTTGTTATTCCTCCTGACTTTACACTAACTGCTCCACTACTGACATCGAAATCAGCACTAGCGAAAGACGCTACTCCTTTGTTGGATGCAGTTGCTTCTTCAGCATCTATCGTCAATTCACCACTTGTATCATTGTAAGTGGTTGTTATTCCCTCACCATCGATAATCAAGGCATTTACTCTGTCATCTACTCTTTCATCCGTATAGTACAGGTTTGCTCCTTCTGCTACATTTGCAGTTGTTAGAGTAATACTTCCGCCTAGAGCAACTGTACTTCCGTTGACTGTTACAGATGAGTTTGCTAGTTTTGCATTGGCAATACTTCCTGCTAAATGTGCATTTGTGACATTTCCATCTCTATTAGTAACATTGCTAGTCCAATCAGCACCAGCAGTTGCTCCCGTTGCTATACCTGCTAACTTGCTGTTCAATGCTGAAGTGAAGTTAACATCAGATTGAGTATCAGCAGACAGCACTCCCGTACCTGCATTCATGGTTAGGTTGCTACCTACCTTTATTCCGCCTAATGTTGAGGCACTGGCATGTTGTAGGATGAAGTTGTTTGCATCAGCAGCAATGCCATCCAATTTGCTCTTCAGACTGTTAGTGAAGTTATTTTGTGATAAGCCACCATCACCGACTGAGTATTGAGTGTCAGTAACTGTCTCAGTAGCAACTGCCACACCAACAACGTGACCATTGGAATCAAATGTTAGATTCTGAATATAGGTTCTACCTGTGTTAGTGGTGTTGGATTGTGCGTTGGATATAGTAGGGTGAGCAGTCAGGAAACCTGAGTTAGAGTTGCTGTAATTGGATAAGTCAGTATCAACATTTAGAGTATCTCCTGATAGCGATATGTTAGTTCCTGCTGCTAGATTCGTATCATCTGAGATGTCTATCTCGCCCACTGTTATTTGCTGGCCGTTTAGAGTGAGATAATTTCTGCTTCCCGCTAGAGTAACATTCGTTGAATTGTCTGTTCCAGCAGTATCCACATTCAAGAATGTTCTAGCAGCAGATGCTGAGATTGTCTCTATGCCACCTGTACCACTAGTAGTTCTACCTAGAATCACACCTGATGCAACATCCTGAACCTTGTCGAATGTAACTGCATTGTCTGCTATTCTAGATGTAGAGAACGTACCACTCGTTATCTTACTAGTTGCTATGTTGGGTATTCTAGCGACAGCGAATGTACCGCTTGTTATCTTAGAGGCAGGAAGACTTGGTAAGTTCGATTCACTTATCTTGGAGAATATATTAGTCAAGGTTGTCTTTCTTAGAGTGCCATTGTCATTGAACATCAGATGGTCATTGTCTTTGTCTATTCCATTCTCAACGCTCAACTCTCCGATATCTACGTTTATCGTAGCACCTGAGTTTGATAGACCAGTACCAAAAGTCAATGTTGCTTGCTTTCCTGCTAGGTCTGAAGTTAGATTTGTTATCTTAGATTGAGCAATACTACCCGCTAGTTTTGCATTTGTTACTGCATTATCCGCAATCGCAGTTTGAATCACAGAGTTGTTTGCCATATGGTCAGCAGTAATTTGGTCATCTGCGATCTTAGCAGAGGTAACGCCTTGATTCGCTATTTTATCAGTAGTGACATTTAGGTTAGCAATCTTAGCGGTTTCAACGGCTGAACCAGCAAGTTCCGCAGTATCTACAACTCCTGCTGCAAGACTGGTAGCCAATGCAACGTTTCCAGTTCCATCAAAGGATACAGCACTAGCAGTTACATCTCCTGATATCGAGAAGTTTCTAGCATTAGCCAAAGCAGTAGCAGAGGATACAGTTCCAGTTAGATTACCAATGAATGTTCCTGCAACGAATGTCTCAGAGCCAACTGTCCATCTTCCTGCACTCTCATCCCAAACCAGCGTCTTATTGGATTGGTTTCCTCTTTCTACCTCTATCCCTGCATCTTCAGATGCTGGTGGCGTACCTGTCAAATCTGAGTTTAGGGTGATTATCCTATCTCCTATGTTGACGTTGTTTGAATCAATTGTAGTTGTAGTTCCACTGATAGTTAGGTCTCCTGCTACTGTTAGATTACCAGCAACAGTAGTAGAATCATCACTGTCTCCTAAAGTAAAAGTGCCTAAGTCTCCACCTAGAGCCGTCTTTACATTAGCAGTATCAGTGACATCAGCATTGTTTTCTACATTGATTAAAGTCCTTAACTGAGCCGCAGTTATTGCCTGAACATCTCCTGTACCACTTGCCACTCTTGCGAGTATTCTATCTTGAGCGATATCAGTAATCTTATCGAGGGTAACTGCCCCACTTGCTAAATCTCCTGCTACGATAGTGCTATTCGCAATCTTTGCTGAAGTAACAGCGTTGTCATTTATCTTGGCTGTGGTAACAGCATTGTCAGATAGGTGGCCTGATGCAATTGATACTTCAGATACCTGCCCTGAAGCACTTCCAGTTCCAATCAACTTGTATGCAGCAGATAGGTCTTGCATCTTTTGGAATGTAACTGCATCATCCACAATCTTAGCAGTTGATACTGCGTTGGTTGCAAGTTTGGCTTCAGTCACTGCACCACTTGCTAGACTACCTGCTGCTAAATTAGACAAGTCAGATGTCAGAGCGACAGTACCAGTAGCAGAAGGAAGTGTTAGTGTGTATGCTGTGGAACTAGGAGTATGTGTCAAAGTTCCTCCCTTGTTTATCCTCAACCTCTCTGTCCCTGAGTTTATCGCTGAGAACTCCCTGTCTGCTTGGTCGTATACTAGATATTGGTGTTTCCTAGATACATCACTAAGAGTATCACCACTAGCGATTTGCACTACGATGAGAGGTATGTCTCCACTCTTTAGTTCTGCAACAGTGGCAGATGTGTTTCTAAGATTGTATCCTGTGACTCCACCATGTCTCCATTTCAACGTATTTTCTGTTTCTCCACTCTCTGAACCATCGCAAACAACAATCAAACCATACCAATCAGAACTTCCACTTTGTATTGTGTTAGTAGTAGTATCTAGGTTAGTTGCAGACCCAATAGAAAACAACTTACCATTTCTAAGGAACTTACCGCTACTAACAGTGAATCTAGTAGTTCCGCCATTTACACTTTGGGTTGTTAGGTCAAACCCATCTATTCCTCTGTTCTCACCAGTAGCCGCTTGAAGTGATTTTATTATACCACTGTGAATGTTGTCAACACCGTCTTTCAGTTGTGCTACACTAGTATCCATACCACTGATTATGCCTGTGTTTGTTGTCATTCGTTACCCACCTCTAACCTTACTTGAAACGAAACCGTGTCACTTGACCCAACTACTCCGGTGTTTGTGAAGGTGACTCGGCTCAATAAAATACCGTTAGGTGGGGTCGTTCCACTACTCTCACTCGTTCCTGTTTTGAATATACCTAATTCGGACACTCCCGAAGATGGTATTTCCGCCCCAGTGAAACTCACGTTGTATATCAGAGAAGAACCTGCGACATTAGGTATGATTCCTGTTTTCATCCTAACGAAACTATTCAAACCAGTAGACTGCAAGGAAGTTGTATCTCCGCCATTTCCTATTGCTACCACCCTGTAAGTGGCTGCTATGTGGTCTGCTATCTCGTTTGCTCCTGTGTTCGTTATCGTCATCTTTAATCCTCGCTATCGTATTTTATTATCACACTTACGTTTCCTCTACTGAACCCAACTTCTGTTCCAGTGCTGTCTAGTTCAGCATCTAGGTTCTCGGAAGCCCCATCATCAAAGAAACCTACCTTTGCATTAAAGCCAACGTTTGATACTGCACTTGTTCCTGAGATTGTGTAAGTGACATTAGTTACCTCTATCTTCATTTTATCAACAAAAAGAGTGGTATCTCCTCCTGTTACATTATTCTTATTGAAAGTGGTGGCAGTATTCTGTCTCTGTCCAGTTCCTAATTCAGTTAGTCTCTCTGCTATTGTCTTGTCGAATGTTCCAACTGTCATTGTGATTTGACTTGACAGCACGTTTTCTATCTCAAATATTATGTAGTTCCCACTTGGTATGTTCTGTGCATCGAAACTCAGGCTGACTACATCTCCTGCTTCCAATGTTTCCAGCCCCTTTCTTTCTAAGGTTAGTTTTATTCTTCTAGTATCGCTATTGTGCAATTGCAACAACTCAACTGCTCTAACTAAAGCATCTTGTGTTGTCTTTATTGTTGAGTCTACGAATGTTATCTCTGTTCCATCTATATCCTCTGATGCAGATTGACTGACTCTATCACCTACGACTGTCACTTTGCTCGCCTTTGCAAATAGAGCAGCATTAGATTCTACTTTGAATAGCCTATTAGTCTTGTAACTTATCTCCTTCTTAACCAACAAGTCTATTCTCCCTAGTCTTCTGAAATCTATATGCTCCCCGTCTACGTTGAAATCCATCTCCTTCTTGCTTGCTAGCATATTCATCGCATCAAATGCAGATACCTCGGTGAAGTTATTCGTGGCGATGAATGTTTTCTTCTCTCTCTTTATCAGTTCGTCATTGACTAATGGGGTATACCAAAGGTCGATATCAGGGTCACTGTCAACATCATTGAATGTTATATTGCTACCTGAGATACTGGCTACCTTGCCTATTGGTAAGCCCTCATGCGTATATATCACATCACCTGCTTCTATGCCAACAACAGCCTTCTTGCATGTTACTATGTGGTTACTGATGCTACTGACTATGTTTCCTGTGAATACCGATTGGGTTTGGATGGTGTCAGTAGTCATTCCAGCCTCTTTTGCTATCCTATCTATGGCAGTCTCAATCTCCTCTCCAACCAGCATGGTCGTTCCGATATGACAAGAGGTAACATTACCCAAATCAGGTTTTCTATCCAACTCTACATTTACTACTTCAGAAAAGGATACAATTCCATTACCAGTGATTGTATCGTTGAATGTCAGTTTTGACTCATACAATCTTTGGTCATCTGAGAGACCATAGGTGTATGTTACTCTCTTTCTCTGTTTGTTAGTTCCATCAGTGATGAACATGTCAAATGTTGAGCCACTGGTACATCCTATGATTGCATGTGCAAGTAATGGGTTCACTGAAAACAACATAGAACTAGTTCTACTATTAAGAGAATCACCTCCCAATGTATCTGTATTCAGCACAACATACATCGATAGAACTCCTTCTGCTAACTTTTCATCGAGGCTTCTAACCGCTTTCGTCTTACCTGTTCTGAAACTAGATGGTGTCAGACTGTAATCCAAGCCAGTGTAGTGAAGTCTATTGAGTATTATTTCGTTGGGAGTATCTCTGAAGGTTGTCTCTGCAAACCTCATGAGCCTGTAAATTCTATCGCTGTTGAAAGCGGAACTTCCAACTATAACATGGTCAATAGTGGAGTCGCCGTAACTTACTTGCCCTTGCGTATGTGATTCTATTCTGATGATGCCTGTTGAGTTCAATTCCCTTCTTGTTCCTAGTTCAACAGAATTATTAGCACCTAGAGATGGGTTAGATATTGCTCCGTTAGTAACTTGATTTAGATTCTCATACCCCCTTTCAGGAACTAGGTAGTACCCTGTTAGATTCGGAACGTATGATAGCCAATTGTGCTGTGAGGTATCGCTCTCTATGTTGATTGTTAGCGTCTTAGAATCCTGACCAAGACCATCGTTGACACTGACATTGCTATCACCAGTGTCCAAGAATGGTTTGACTAGCATCTGAGCCTTGTATATTCCACCACCGCTAGTTGTAGTAAGACGATGATATGTCTCCCTCTTTCCTGATACTTGTTCATCCTCCAACGATTCCAAGAATGTTATGTTTCTATTATTGACACTAGAAACCATATCCTTCCTCATGCTATTGATACCACTGAGAGAGTAGTAGTTACTTCCTTCATTGAAGACAATCGTGTTTCTTGTGTTCTGATAGACCTGACTACTAGACACATCAGTAGCACCTATCCAAGAGGTATAGTCTGATGATGTGTTCACACCTAGTCTAGCACTAGTTTGAATCATGTCAGGATTCGGACCTGATGTAGATACCTTTCTTATATTCCTGAAAACACCAATGCAGTTGTTATATGGATTTGCGTCATCAGAGTATCCCAACTTATCTAAGTCAACTAAACTGGTAGAAGTAGTTTGGTTAGATACGTTGCTTGCCAAAACTCTCGATGAATGATAGTAATGACCACTGTAATCTGAATGACCACTCCAAGCATAATCAGGATGATATGGGCTGACATCCCTACCTGCGGGACTTGTACTAGAGGTGAGAGTATCGAAAACAATTGGAAAGAGGATATTTGGTGCATCGAAGTTATCCGTGTACTCAATTATATCAGTGCCTGAAGCCACTTGAGTTCTATTGAGATAGAAGAAGTTGTCATCTGCATTCGTATCTAGAGTCAAGGTGTTTCCACTCTTACTAGACCAACGAATCCTGACTCCATTCACTTCTCCAACACCTGCATTAGAGAAGGAAGATGCACTCGATACTTGTAGCGTGGTACTTCCCCCCACATAAGTAGCACTTGTTTGTGTGGTAACGTCATCTCCCCTGAGATTAGCGAAGGAAAAACCTGTTGACTCATAGTTAGGTCTAACTAGGAATATGCTTGTTAGGTCAGTTTTACCTTCCTTCTGATTATCTGTCTCCTCATCCCTCAAGACTCCCTTGAAGATTGGAGAAGTAAAGGTCAAGTTTCTATATTCAGGACTTATGTATACTGGTAGGTCAGTAATGCTATCACTTGTGTTCAGGTATCCGGTCATTCCTTGCCAAGTATTAGACACTGAATTGATAGCAACGGCACTCCCACTTGCGATTGTTACGTCAGAACCACCATCCTTGTATCCCACCATTTCACCAGTATCTACTCTGAATATCGCATCACCAGCACTCAGAGTAATGTTAGAGCCAGTCGTGTGTTCAAGTTGTACGACATTGCTACCAGTGATGCTAAGTGTGAGATTAGTAGCAGGAGTTCTAGCCTTAAACATCTGATAGTTCAAGAACGTTACTTCTGATTCTTCAGGTGTCGGCATGTTATCGGAATCAACTGGATTGAAATGCCAGTCGAATGTAGCCTCCACTAACCGAGCAATACCGAATCTCTTCAGTTGGTCGGTTGTTTTGGTTGCAGACTTTATCGGTACAGACTCAAAGTTGCCATCCCGTATATCGGTCATGCGGGTAGTTCCATCATAGTCCCTGTGATTCACCACTGTTGCTGATTGTGCTCCCTCTGATTGCAGAAGACAACCTAGTTGACTGAACTCAAGGGTATTTGCTGAAAGGTTGTTGTACCTCAACTTGGAGTAAGGATACAAGTCACCTGTGCTGTATATCTCATACACCTGTGCCTTGTCATCTATGTTCTTCAAGACACTAGATGAAATCGGTACTCTTGAACTAGTGGTACTTGTTCGTGTCAGTAAAGATTTCTGTGGTGGAGTCTTATCAGTACCACCAGTGTCATCTACGAATGGGCCGGATGCTGTGTTCAACATAGTCAGGTCATCATCTAGGAAGTTGCTGCCTAGAAGGGGTCTGTTATTTGCTATGTATGTTGAACTACCTAGCGTTCCATCTGTGTCTATCGGATGTGATATGGCATAGGAGTTTATCTTAGATGCTGATTTGTATATTCCAGCATCCTTGCCAATCAAAGTTCCATCATTGAATTTCTGTAAATCCCAATATCTGTATACATTGTCACTTGTGTAGATTTTCTGTGAAACGTTTCTTGTGAGTCTATGTAGGAATCCACCGTTGTTTATTGGGGTATTCAATAGGTAGAATGAGTGATTACTTCTAGTATCATCCTCATTGTTGACTACCCTACCTAGAACCAATGGACATCTTGGTGCAATCTCCATTGTTGCTCCTCCATCATCCTTGCTCTCAAAGGAGATGACATCATACGACTCACTTGCCAGTGACATTATACTAATATCTTCAGTATCTACACCTGACTCATTTACAGTCTTAAGTGCAAACACAGAGTCTGCTGATGATAGTGTATTAGTTAACTCATCTATGCTAATTGTTTCGCCTATGTCGAAACCAAGCGTTCTATTATTCACGAAAGAGCCTAACTTGTGTATTGAACTGTTGGAGGTAGCACCAACGGTATCAACTGTGTTCGATGTTCCCTCTAGTTTTCTTGTGCTTAGAGTTCCGTCATCTGCTCTGAAGAAACTAACGCTGTCTTGGAAAACCACTCCCTTGTCACTCACTCCCTTGAAGTCGGTTGTAGATGTAATCTGAGGATTGCTCCCAAGTGCCTTTACTCCTGAGAGATAGTTGGAAAACCTATATGGGTCAATGAATCGGACATTCTTACTGCTTCCAGTGTGAATCGATGAATGTTTTAGAGTAACAACATAGTTGCTACCAACTGTGGCCTTGCTCTCCACTTCACCAATTATCTCACCAGTTGTCATTACAGCAATGGAATGTTTTGGGGCGTTTCTATCTCCACTACTAGTAGGCCAAGTAACAGTACCAGTTATTATTCCGCCTGATGTTGTGTTAGTCACTGTTGTATCTGCATTATTTGTACTCTCCCCAACTTGAGGAAGAACAGGATTCAAAGTGCTGAATATCATATCCTCAGTATGATTGAGGTTTCTGTTCACCAACTTGTTAAGCAACGCAGATGAGTTGTCCCTACCTTCGATAATCATGGTGGATAGACCATTCTCAGTCATGTTATCAGTGGATTCTACTATTCCACTGAATGCCTCTTGTTGAAGACTGAATGAGTTATCATAATAGTAGAACCTTTGAATGTTGGAACTCTGATAGAACTTCCTACTTGCGTCTTGAATCTTGACGTATTGCATGTTTCTATCGATGAAGTCAACGAGGTTCTCATGATGTGAAAGTGAATTGAAAGTAATTCTTGAATTGTAAAACTTGGTGTTTTCCTTGTTGATTGTAGAATCTGATACTGACAATCGGTGATTGTCTGCATATATGACATCAGTTTCAGAGTCAAAACCATCGGTATTTAGTACGCCTGTCCAAAATACAACTTTTGGAACTAAATTCGTAAACTCATGAACTGTTGCTCCTGTACTGAAAGTATTCTCTGTTTTGGTCTTGCGAGCCTTGGTTGTTAGAACCTGACTACCTGAACTTTTACTAGCGAATGACTGAACAACATAATAGTAGTCTCCTATCTCTATGATTGAGTTCACTGGTAGTTTTTCAGATAGTTGATAGTCATGGGCTGAATCTATCTGTGTGAAAGTGATAGTATTTGCACCAGTAGTCTTAGAGGCTAATACTGGTAGTTCCTTCATTGTGGTCTTATCACTAAATTTAGTGTGAAGAACTTTGAGTTTCTGCCCTCTTTGTATTTTATGAGGTAACATTCCTGAGTTATTGAGTCCTATCATCTTTGCAATCTTGCTCATTCTGTTTCTTGGGCTATTGACTATGATATCCGACATCGGGCTTATCTTATCGTTCCTGAAGGGTTTTGGGTCTGATGTGATATATCTAGCAGGACCATTCAACTCTCCATCGAAGTGAGTTGCATTATCAGTGACAGTAGTGCTATCTTGCTCATGTCTTCTCATATTGACGAATGACTTTCTCCAAAATGAAGGGTTGAAGTTATTATCTGAGTTGTCAGTGCTTCTCAAATTGTCTACAAGTATTGCATCCAACTTCTGTCTGCCTTTGTTTGGTATTGCTCCTTTTATCATCGCTTCAGTTCTGAATACTACGTTCTGTATTCCTCTACCGATTTTATACGTCTGAGAATTACCTGTATCTGCACTTATCGCTATTCTAGCAAAATCTAGTTGAAAGAAATTTCCACTAATATCCTTTATGTTTCCTAAGAATACGTTACTGCTATTGAAGATGGACATTCCTTCGCACAACTTTTCTGTATCACTGGAACTTGCAACTTCAAATCTAACAGAACTACTGCCTTCTTGATATTTGGTGTGTGCATCAGTATCCGTGATTGTTATGTTAGTTAGAGTAGAGAACCATCGTAGTCTAGTTAGAGTGTACTTCTCCATGTAGTCTAACTGGTCATCCTGCTCAAGTCTGTCATTGTAAAAGTAAAACGTAGGCTTGCTTACAAAATTAAGCACATCGTAGTTGTCAGTGCTTGCATTGGCATCTCCTCTTAGACCATAACTAACAGCAACTACATCAGTCGCTGTCTTTGCTGGTCCTTTGAATACCTCAAACTGAGTTCCTTTTGGTATTGGTACGGGATACTTGGGTGAGAACTCTAATCCATCGCCAAACTCATCGAAACTAGTTATTCCTGTTATCTTTGCAAAGTGTGGTCTAACAGATGTCTGAGTCGTAGAACTAGTGTCTTGTATTATGGATGGGTTGAGCAGGATGAAGTAGTCGTAGTTGTCTATATCGATTCCTAGTGTGTCGGTATCAGGAGAATCTTGAGTGTTGTAGACGAACTTTCTGTTAGTATCGCCACTTGCATCAGAACTATACACCTTTATTTTGAACGGAGCAGAGTTGTCTCTAGCAGTTCCATAATCAGAAAGAGTTGTATTTACAGGCAGTATTCTGTTTCCTATGCCTGTGTTTGAGTCATTTGAGATGCTGTTATCATGTGGTCCTTTTCTTATTTCAGTGAATATCGCTGATGGCACTGAAGTAACTGATGAGGTGATGTTCTCTGAATCAACATGAGTTGTCTTCAAGATGGGATTAACAGTCACATCTCTGAACGCTGTTCCAGTGCTGAACTCAGATAGTATGTTATCGTAGTTTGAACCAGCATCAGCAATGTTCTTCTGAGAGGACATTGGATATGTGAAAGTTCCATTTGCCTTAGCCATCTCACTCACCAAACGTATAGTAGAACAAAGTATCACCAAAGTTCGGTGTCAATGTGGATATAGTAGCACATGGTTGAAGTCCCTTGTGCATTGAAACTTCATACAACTCACCCATGAACTGAGTATTCGTGTTTGAACCATCCTGCCCTATGTAGCAATCTACATCATCAAATTCAAAATTCTCAATGTCTAGTTTCTTCTTCTGCACTAGCACATTGTTCAAGTAAAGGTTAACATGTCTCTTATCGAAGGAGCAAGATACCTTGTTCAATTGCTCAAGATACAGTGCCTCTCTTGGTTGTGATATATACATGGTTGAGGTAATGGGTGTAGCAGGTGAAGCAGTTAAGGTGATATTGTTGCCACTTACTGATGAAACAGTTCCAACTAAAACACCTGCGTTATTGAAAACCTGATTACCAGCACCAACATCATCAGCCTCTCCTGAACTGACGGTAAACGCATTACCACTACCACCACTAAATGAGGACAAAGTAACCTGTGAGGACATGTTAGATGTTCTAGCCAATGCATGACTTCCAGTTGGTGCGGTTGCTGTAACAGTCACTACATTGCTGGATGCAGATGCATTCATTGCAGGACTGAACTGAGCATGTCCATTTGAACTGGC